GAAAGGTCCTAGTACCAGTTATCTGATCTGAAAAACAGAAATCAGGCTACAGGTAGTTCATTTATTTAACGAACTGTTCTGATAAGGTGGCACCTTTACAAACTGCCGTCCCTCGTAAGAGGAACAGCGGAATATTAGATACCACTTACTAATTTAACTTTAAATATAACTTAAACAATGAAACAAACAAATTCTTCTTCAAGAAAATGGATATTCCATTTGAATAAGGCTACACTTAAAGCTAAAGTAGCAGGTATAGGAGCTAGTATGTTTGCCCTTAATGAAGATAAAACTACATTAAGAGCTCTTCTTAAAGAAGCATGGAGAATATCCATACTTTCCTTGGGAAGAGTTAAAGTCGCTTCTCGAATCAAACTATTCAATAACTTTATGCAACATGTGTTTAAATTATTTAGACATCATGGTGCTTCTTTTACCATTAAATGGTTAAAGGGGAACTCCGTTGCACTTCAGCGATTTTTAGCTGGATCACCGTACCGTTCTCTTAGAGAAGCGGAACCTGATATGCCTCTTCCTCGATTAATTAATGGTCTTCCTGGGATTATTCCTAGTCAAGACCGTAGATTAATTCGTGAAGGGCATTTAGGTGTGACGAGATACTGGTTAACATTATTTAATGTTTACCGAGTATTATCAGCACCCATTAAACCTAAACTAAATACTATTACTGACCCTTATAAAGGTGAGCAAGAAATAATTAGACAGTTTAAATGGTTCGTTTTTGAAAGATTATGGAAAATATTACCAGGTATAAAACCTAGTGATATCCGGACGTCAGCTAACTACATTGTTAACTCCCAATCATCGGGACCCAATTTCTATAATGCAATGTCTTCTTACTTTACTGATCTTTGCTGGTGGGCACAATCTGAACAAGATTATACCATTTTCAAAGATTATTGTAAAGTTTCTAAATCTTCAGGTCTTTCCTTGAAGTTCGACTCTAGTATTGAATTACTATTCAATTTATTAGGAGCGGGAGCTAGAATTCCTGTTAAGGGTTCTTTCTCTTACTCTTCATCTATTGATGAGATGACTTCTACGAAAATTCCTGGGACTAAGAAAGGGCATCTGGGATATATATCTCCAGCTGCTTTGAGTACTCCTCTTCGAGGGGCTCAATTTGCCTTTAAAGAAGAAGCTGCAGGGAAATTACGTATCTTTGCAATTGTTGATATTTGGACACAAAGTGTTTTAGAACCTTTGCATCAAAGTATCTTTAAATTGTTAAGAAAGCTTCCTAACGATGGTACCTTTGATCAAGATTCTTCTTTTAGAAGATCTCAAGTTAAAGCTACTAAAGTTGGACAAGCTTACTCAATTGATTTAACAGCGGCCACAGATCGATTACCTTTAATTATTCAGTCAAACATTTTAGATGTTTTAACTGGTAATGAAGTTTCGGTTCTGCTTGGTCTAAACTGTTAGTTTCAAGAGAATATGTAATTCCTTCAACTGAAAAAGTTGATAGTTATGGGTTACCGAAAGGAAAGGGGATCAACTATGCAGTTGGTCAACCGATGGGTGCATTAAGTTCCTGGGCTATGTTAGCATTGACTCATCACTTGATTGTACAGTTCGCTGTACATCGAGTGAGAGGACTTCAACATACTTGGTATGACAACTATGAAGTACTTGGGGATGATATCGTTATTTTTGATAAGGATATTTACCTTGAGTACTTAGTGATTATGGATCTCTTAGGAGTTCCTTGTAATCCATCGAAGTCAATACCATCTCCTACTAAACCTGTCTGCGAGTTCGCAAAAAGAACTTCTGTAGGGTTAACGGATGTTTCGGGTCTTTCTTGGAAAGAATTCCTGCAAGGGAATAATTTACCAGGGAAAATCAACATGGCTTTACGCCTTGGAAGCAGAATGTTAATCTCGTCAGAAAGCTTATTAAAAGCTGTTCTTTCGCGATATCAATTAGACATGTCAAAACCGATGAATATCGGTGTTGGACATGGATTAGTTGGTATCTTAGGATCTCTATTAGGTAAAACTAATGAGAAATCGCTAAGTCCCGCAATAAGTTTACTGGTGGATCCCGACCATTTGGAAGGGGAGGATTATGAACCTTTAAAAGTTTCAATACCTAATAACCAGGCTATGCAGGTAATATTTAAATTGATGTCTGGATTAACTCTATCTGAAGCAGTTAAATCTATTTCTCATTATGAGGATAGACTTGAATTTGCTAAAGATGAGATTCTTCCATTCGCAGCACAAACTGCTTATTTAACAGCTTTAGGGCTTGTTAAACAAACAGTTCAAGATTATGATTCTAAGGTTCATACCTTTGCATCAGTAATCATTGATTGTTCTCGAGTGAAAGATCCAGTTCTGAAAGCTCAGATTAGATCTGTTGCTGAAGACATTCTTCTGAAGGATTCTGATCCTCAGGATTATTTAGACGAGTTCGAAGACCGAATAGCGAAAGCTACTAAGTACGGAGAACCTTCTCTTGATTGGGCTATTGCCTTATTAAAAGAAGCTACCGAATTTTCTCGAAAATTCGATGTCGTTTTACATAAACCTGAAGGTGAGATTCCTACAGATAATGCTTTAGCTATGACAGCATCTAGAGCCGGTTCAAAAGTTAAAAATTACTGGTTTGCTATTGGAGAATTCCAAGGTTACCCAGAATTAGGAAGATTCGAACGCGACTGGCTGCGTACAGCTTAAAGTACCTTTACTTTGCTTGTGTAGATTAATGGATTAATACCCATTAATTCTTTACTCTTTCATTAAGAGACAGCTGAAGTTTAATATTGGACCCGTGAGAAATCATGTTGGATCTATAGTAATATAGATAAACAATATTTCACCGATGTTTAAGTCGGGGATTCGCAAGATGAAACGACCTCTATGATCTTTCTTAGAGAGCCA